CAGATGATTGATCCAGATTTTTTACCTGCCTCTAATGACATTACACCTGTTGTTGGAATGACTATGTGCAAAGATATTTATGATCATCAATTGGGACAACTGCTTAAAGAAGCTATTGTTGACAAGGATCGTTTTCCCTATCAGAATACCCAAACGGCTATAGAAAAGAGTATTGCATTTGAAGTCTTGCAAAAGGCCACAACACAACCTTGCGTTCTATCACCACATGATCCACGAAATCCTCAACGACTTTCAATGCTCGAAGCTGGAACACTAGCTCTTGGTAAAATAATGGACCCTATCAATTCTACACTATATTCTGAAATACTATTATATATGCAACGTTTTCATGCTGGGATGTATGATTGTGATTATCAACCTTTGTCACTACATGATGCTATTAACGGCATTGATGGACTTGATAGACTTGATTTTAGCACTTCGCCCGGTTATCCTTATACTATTACAAACATTAAGAAACTAGATTTGTTTCGATTCAATGGAAATTTTTGGGAGCCTACTGCCCGTTTTCGTCGTGATTATAACAATTTTCTCATAGATGCAAAAAACACTGGACTTGAGATAATCTGGACTAATTGCGTTAAAGACGAGAGAAGACCCCTTGAAAAAAATTCTCAAAAGTCGTATTTTTACCATATCAAATATTCACTTCACTATTCTTGGTCGTATTATTTTTGGAAAATATATATCCCGTTATGTTCAATTACGCTGTAAACATGGTGGAGCTATAGGTATTAATCCTTATGGTTCAGAATGGGAAGAAATTTACGATCAACTTAATGTCTTTAAAAATGTGAATGATGGAGACTATAGTAAGTTTGATAAAGATTTACTTAAGGAAATTTTCGAACTCTTTTTCCTTTTTGTGAAACAACTAATACCAGAAGATATTCAATATGAAGAGAGAAGTGTACATTGGTGGATAGATCAAATTCTCAAATGTTGCCTCTTCTCAAAAACGCTTACTATCGTGCAAGGAGTTAAATTGCTAATGCAGACACTCCACGGTAATCCTTCTGGATGGTTTCTTACTGTTTTCTTTAACGATTTCGCCAATAAAATATATATGACCTATGCTTGGATAAAACTTAACCCTACTTTAGATATTAAAACTCGTTGTGAACTGTTCTTTAAAAATGTTGTTATCTTCTTTTTTGGAGATGATAACATTTTTTCAGTCTCAGATCAATTTTGTAATCAATTCAATGCTTTTACCGTCTCTAACATTCTTAGAAATGATTTGAATATCACATATACGAGTGGCGATAAGACTGATGAGGTGTCCTTTAACAAAAGTATTTGGGAATGCAAATTTCTCAAGAATAGTTTTGTAAGACATTACTCTGGTCGTATCGTTGCTGGTTTAGATAAGAACACCATTCAAGAGATGGTATCCTGGACTAAGGATCGAGACAATTCAATGGAACAAATTTTCAATACCGCCCTACGCTATTCCTATTTTTGGGGCGCACAATATTTCGCTGAGAATCGAAAGAAACTTCTTAGTTTTTGTGACACTTTAATCACATACAACGAACTTGATTATGAATATAATTCATATCAAGGCATCAACTTTGAAATTTATGATAAAATGGAATCAAAAAAGTTTGAAAATAAAATGGCGAAACTTGACTCTGTGAAAAGAACAATGGATTCACCAATCAAAATACAATCTAAAGATATGACAAATGGCTTTCGAGATGATGATGCTACGCGTTCCACTATGCGGAACTTTGGCGTTAATCTCGTTAATCAAAATATAGACTCAATTACAAAATATTATAATAAACCTGCTGAGATCAATATACCCGAAGCTGCCTCGACATTGAAGAAACTCTTGAGTAGACCAATACTCGTCACTAATACAACAGTACCTGCTGGTACCTTTGGATCCGTCATTTCAATAAATATGCCAAATGCGTGGATTAATGCTTCCTCATCTATTAAAGATATCGCGAATGCGTACTTCCTTTTTAAAGGAAAGCTCAAGATGCAAGTTACTCTGCAATCTACACCCTTCAATGCAGGAGCTATGGTTGCGCATGTATCCTATAAGGAAGAATCGTCATGGTTGAATAGTCATTCAGCTCTTGATTCAATAAGTAATGCGTGGATTCGACCGCATGTTGAAATGGATTACTCTGATTGTGCAGCAAATAAGATAATGGATATACCATGGAAATATAAGCGCGAATATTGTGACTTTAGCGCCCTTGCTGTTGACTCAATTTGTCAGATCTATTTTGATAACTATGCCCCAAATACTTTTGCCGCATCTCTTTTGGTATATATTTGGCTTGAAGATGCTGACGTCGTTGTCACCCGCCTTGGTGCTAATCCCTTTCTCTTATCAGGCAGAAAAGCTACTCCTGCAGCAGTGACCACTAAAAAGATGTTAACAACGCAAAGAATGATCGCAAATCGAGAAAGTGAAAGTGGTCCGAGAAAACCCATACCAAAAGTTATGGGTTTCACCCTTTTTGGAGATACTGTTACTAATGTAACAACGAATCAGCAAATTGGCTCCGTCGAAGGCAATGTTGTTCCAAACAACCTTACTGGAGATCAATTTGATATTGAAGGCAAACTATCTTTGAGTGCCCTCGATCAACCAAATATCCCTATCGAGGCTCAGAATGTTATTGCCACTCGTGAACCGACTACATCTAATGCTGATCAAGTCACCCATAAAGAAAAGATGAATCTCTATCCTAAGGAACAACTCTTAGCTGATTTTGATACGTTTGGTATTGATGAAGATGAGATGAGCATCGACTATTTGAAACGGAAATGGTCCTTGTGCCCTATGAATACTGGACCAACTTTCACTTACACTACATCTACAACACCCTATACTGTTTTGTCAGCTGTTAATGTGGGACCTTATGGAGGTGCCCCAACTTGGATTGGTGCAAAGACTGGCGCTGTTCCTTTCTCCTTTCTGGACTATATCACAAAGAATCATCTTCTTTGGAGAGGATCTCGTTCTAAGAAAGGAAGTTTGGAATATCGCTTCAAGTTTTGCACCAACCGGTTTCAGTCGGGACGTATTGCTGTTGCTTACAATCCTGTCGCGAATTGGTACGATATGTTTAACACTCTTGCGACAACCGGTTTGACTTTTTCAGCTGATCAACTCGGTGCTTGCTATGTCGCATATTTTGATATCAATGGCCAAAACAATGAAATCATTGTCAGATTACCCTATGTCGCGAATACACCCTGGAA